TTGAATATCTAGGATTTGGTCCTGGTAACTACTCTACTGGTTTCCCACTTAGACAAGAAGTTGTCCTATCTGATATTCAGGACTTCTATGCTCAGTCTAAGAGAGAAGATGCTGGTATTGTATTCTATACCGGTCTAAACTCTAATGGTGATCTTTACATTGGTAATAAGAAAATCAATGCTATTACTGGTGAAGAGACATTCCTAGAATCTGCTCAACTAGTTGAGACTGATGATGAAGAGGGAGATCTTGGTGGATTGGTAACTACTTTCCCATTACCAGTTGTATTTGAGAAAGAGATTACCGTTGATGGCAATGCTTCCTTCGGCAATCCGGTAACGATTAGTGTTGATCCAATCGAAGGTAATGCCCTTACAGTTGTCTCGAACGTAGATTTCAACAACGGCGGTGATCAAACGTTAGATAGTTCTTCATTCAACTTTAGCAATATCCCATCCGAGGGTAATATCGTTGCTACACAGAACAATCTATATGCTGCTATCTATAGACTCAATCCAAGAGGAACAACAACCTTATCTGGTCAAAACTATAGCTGGAGAACTCATGTAGATCCTTCTAATGGTAATTTACCTTCTAATCATACTCCAAATCAAACTAATGCGTCTGTAGGTATTCCTATTACTTACGGTAGTGATTCTCCTCTCACTGGAGATACTCTTTATAAAGGATTAGAGGTTGGTAAGACGGGATCTTTAGGTTGGATCTATTCCAACTTCTATGTTGATAATACTGCTGGTATTAATACAATTAGTGCTACAACTCCTGTAAGTAACAGAGCAGTATTCACAACTATCTTCGGAACATCTCCTGCTGATTTAGGCATTTCGACTGGATCTCAGATTAGATTAAGTGGATTTTCTGGCAGATTCCAGAATATCAATGGTATCAGAACTGCTCTTAACGTCACTGGTACATCCTTTGAAGTTGAAATTTCATTCCTTATCGTCAGTGATCCTGGTGATCCAACTACTATTACTTCTCTACCCGGAAGTCCGTTGATTGAAGTATCTGTTGATCAATGGAAAGAAACTGGTATCTTAGGAACTGAATCTATCAGAACATTAACTGATGATTACGGAGACTTTAAAGTTGGTATTAATACCTTAGCTCGTGCTACTCATGGTCCGGGTGGGGATCAAGAAGAAGGGTTTGTATCTGATGCTGTATTACCAAGAGCTAACTTTGATGTTGTTGGTACGGCATGGATTAGTGGTAAAGTTCTAGAAACTGGAGTATCAAATAATTTCTTACTCAATCCTGATCCTAATAACAGAACGTTCTTAACTGTTGATCACGCTTTCCTAGTTGGTGGTGATAGTAGTGATCCATCACAAGAAGCTACATTTAGAATCTCTACCACTAATAATGGAAGAGTTGGTATCAATGTAGATTTTTCTGAACTAGACAGAACATTCGTTGTTGATGGTGACATGAGAATCACCGATGACTGCTTACTAGAGCAGAATCTAACCATTGGTGGTGAAAGTCTCATCAGTCAAACTACAAACTTCAACCTTCTCCCAACAGTTACAACAAGACTCAACTTTGTTAATATTGGCGAAGAACTTAATATTGCCAACCAAACCACTGCTGATCAAGAAATCAACCTAGGCAACATCTCTGGTAATCAGATTGTTAACATTGGTAGATTCTCTCCAGTAACTGAGTTTAATCTACATTCTACTACCGAAAACGGTGTTGTTAGAATAGCAACTGCTGGTAATAATGATTCTAGTTTCTCTAGCGTAATTGAACTAGGTGGTGCTTATGCTAATACATCTGACGACCTATTCAGTGGATCTATCCTCAAGGTTTATAACAGATTTGCTTACTTCGATGGAGACATTAGAGTTGGACAAGCATTGACACCTGGATCTGGTATTGCTAGATTTAACTCTCCTGCTCAAACGTTCAACTTACTAACAACAACTACCACAAACATTAACTTTGGACTATCTTCTACTAATATTAGTATTGGTGCTCTTGGTGGTACTACAGTTGTTAATAACTCCCTCGAAGTTAATGCTGATACAGATCTATTTGGAGATGTAACACTACAGGGTGGTCTAAATGCTGGTCAGTTTGAACTACGTCGTGGTTCCTTAGGAACTCCAACTACAGCTCACAGTGAAGGAAATGAGATTGATGAATCTAACATTGACTTCTATAAGAGAACACCAATTAACATCAGACTAAGTTCTGAGGGTGCTCAGTATTGGGGTAATGAAGCTGAGTTTAAAGATACTAGTGTTGGATTTGCTACTGACCCAACAGTTTACAGATTAACTATTGATCAACCTGCTACACTTCTAGACTTTGAAGTTGGATCTTATGTCTTGATTGATAGATCAGTACCTTCTCCAGTACAAGGAAATGCTCCTGTTGGCGAAGAATATAGTGAACTTCTAGAAGTTATTGGTGTTCCTAATCTAAATGATGTTGGTCCAGATCCTCTATACGTAAGAGTAAGACGTGCTAGAAACCAACTAGATGTCAATGGTGACATGATTCTGGGTACACCTTCTAATCTTCCTCTTGATGCTGAACCTCCTACAAACTACAAGTACCTAAGAACAGATCACCCAGATCAAGCAGTTCTTGTTCGCTTTGACTTCTCTGCCAATGTCAGTTTCTTAACTCAAGATCTCTTAGATGTTGCGGAAGGAACTTTAGAAAATGTTTCTACTGGTAACTTCAGCGGATCTATTAATGTGGGAGATATCTTTAGACTATCTTCTGATGATAATAGCAACCTCGGAGAACTTACTACAGTAACAGCAATCAATCAGGTAACTAACCAACAATTTGTTATTACTGATGGTGGTTCACCTGCTATTACTTCTTTCTCTGTAGATTCTGTTACTGGTGACACCTTTATTGGTGGTAAGTTAACCGTTGATAAGAGTATCTGTCTAGAAGGTACTACTGCTCCTGATCTTGAAAGATTAGTCATCACTGATGGATCTAATGATGCCGATAAGGAAAAATTTGCTGTTGATAGTTTTGACGGTGAAACATTTATCCGTGGAGATTTGAGAGTTGGTAGAGATAACCTTGATAGATTTATTGTTGAATCTGCTAATGGAAACACAACAATTACGGAAGGAAATCTTGTCATCAAGAATACCACTGATGATAACCAACTCGTATTCAATAATGCTTCTGGTGATCTGACCATCGCTGGTGTTATTAGAACTAACGCCACTGGAGAAAATATTTTTGCCGGTGATGTTACTATCAACGGTGCTGATCTAAATGTCAATGCCGATACTTTAATTGATAGATCTGGTTCTAACCTAACATCTTCTCAAATTGGGGAGACTAACTTCTCCATAAATAATGATGGATCCATGAGTTTCGCTGGCCAGGAAGCTTTCATGACTCCTACCGGTGGAAGACAATGGGATTATATTGGTCCTGGTGTACAGGTTCAACCTATCTCTTCAAATACTAACTATTTCATCGCTCCTGCTGCTGATATGTTACTTGAGTTACCAGAACTTCCAACTCACGGAGATATGATCCGTATTACTGATGTTGGTGGTAGACTCACTTACAATGTATCTCTAAGAATTAGAGCAGTTGATGGCACAAGAGTTCAAGGTGGTGCTGATAACTCTGGACCTATTACAGGATCTGGATTCAATGGTGGAGAACTACTAGTTCAGACGCCAAACGCAGCATTTGGTCTTGTGTATCTAGGAAACGTCCGCTATGATGGAACTAGCACTGGAGCAAGTGTTGATGTTGGATGGTGGTTAACGGAAATCTAATATGCCCAATTATTCCTCTGTTAGAACTGCTAAAGCCCAACCTGTCGGATCTGCTGTTCCGTGGGTTGGGTCATTAACATCTATCCCTCCTGGGTGGTTAGTTTGTAATGGTCAGGAGCTAACTGCTTCTGAATATCCATTATTGAGAAGAGTTATTAAAAATACATATGGTGGAAACTCCGCTGGAGATTTCCCTAATTACACTGGCCAGTTTAAACTGCCTAATCCTAATCAGAAAGGAATGGCGGATATTTACATAGATTATTTTTCTGTTCCTGATAATGGACCATTAACTCCTGGTGCTGATCAACCTCAGTTTGGTATTGATAATGCCGATGCTTTAGATGTAGTTGGTATTTACATTGGACCTGAAGGTGATGTTGGTGTACCTGGAATTGAGTTTGCTCAAACAGATTTAAACTTCTCGTTTACACCTGATCCTGATGGCACACTACAAAGTGCTGAAATTGTTAGCGGTACTGCTGAAGTTTCGGGTGGTGTTTTGTTCTTCGGTAATGTTCCTGTAGAACCTGATCCTGTTCAAGTACCACCTACGTCTGGTATTGATGCTACTTTCAATGTCATTAAAGACATCGATGGTACATATCAGATTGCTAGACGAGAAAAGGGAGAAGGGTATGAAGTTGATGACTTGCTTATCATTAGAGGAAACTTAGTTGGTGGTACTACACCCGGTAATGATATTTTTATTAGAGTAACACAGATCGGAAATCCATTCTTTACTGGAACTATTGATAGGGATGGAGAAGGAAATCCTTTAGAATTTGTTCCTGGATTTGGTATCGATACAATTAATATTGTTGGTAGGAAACTAGGTAGAGAACATTTACCTCCACATGCTCACCTAGGATCATATAGCACTATTAACAAAAATGATGCTTCTACTCAACCCGGTAGAGGTGTTGGTATTTGGAGTAACCCGGAAGTTACCATTACAGAGTATTGGTATGGAACAGTTGATCAGGACGGAGCAGGTGCTTGTCCTTTTGTTGGATTTGTATATGATAGTGATGAAGTGGAGGTTGGTTTTGAATGGAATGATTCTAAAGATACTGGAGAAGTTACTGGAATTCAAAATCCATTTTCATCTGGAGTTGGTAGATATAGTTTAGGTGGAGTTGAAGGTACTGCTCCCGCCAGAACACATACTCCAATTAGAACAGCGGCACAAAGTCATGGTATTGGTAAACCATGGTTTGAAGGTATTGTATACAAATTAAGAGATGCTGATGGTATTGTGTCATCTGATAGAGGAATTGATCCTGGAACACCAGCAAAAGGAACTTTAGATAACTTGAAAAAGTTTGGTAGATTTGATGTTTCTAGTAAGTTACCATTTAGCGATGCTAGTAGTCAAGTAAACAGCATTAATTATGATTTAGGACCTGCTGATCCTATCGACGGTAGTGATAATGTAGTAACTCCAACAGAAGTATTGTTTAATAATGCTGCTAATAGCTTTACACGAGTCACTCCCGTGGAGATTACGACAAAGGATACTATTGATGCTCATGATCACCAGGGTGAGATTAACATTACTTTTGATAACGGAAGTCTAAATATTCCTGGACTTGTTTCTGTTAATGTATCAGCAAATATTGTTCCCGACAATGTTCCTAATGCTTTTCAACTTCAGATTAGCGCCAACTCCCCAACAGTAACCTGTTTAACTCTTATACGAGCATACTAATGACCAAGTATTACACATCAGAAAAGGGAAAATTTGGCGGCACCACGGGGACCATTTTACCTTTTACAATACAACTCCCTCTAACAAATTTTCCAGATTCAGGTGCCTTTAAGGATTTGATTCCAGCTGGATTTTTAAGGTGTGATGGTAGTATTCTTAGAGCAGAATTATATCCTGCTCTGGCAAGAGTTATTGGTGTAGGAAATCAATGTCCTTTTGCTAAAGATGAACTAGATGATGAGTTCTTTCAACTTCCGGACTTGGGATCTAAATACGTTACTGCTTCTCTTAGTAGTGGTGAATATATTAACGATAATATTGCTCAGGATCCTGATTCTATTATAAACCGAGTTGGTGCTGAGGTAGTTGTCAATAGTTTAGTTGGAGATCAAGTCCAGATTAGTTATGGTGGATTTTTTGAAGTTGTACAAAAAACTGTTGATTTTAATGGTAATCCTATTTTTAGATCTGAAGACAATTTAGGCAACACTAGAGATTCTTTCTTGACGGAAGATAATTTCCAAGCTCATGGTCACAGAGCAAATGTTGGTGTGTACACATATCTTGGAAATTGGGAAGATAGTGCTTTCTTTAATACATTTGAAAGAGGAGATAATGCTGGTAGAACTGAGGGATCTAATGAACTAGTACAGATTGAACCACCACCTACATCTACTGCTGCTCCCTCTCATAACCATAGTGTTAATCTTCCTGGAACACAAGAACTTAGGGATAAATCAGATTTTAAATTTACTGTCAATACTACACCAGTAGATCCACAGGGTTTGGTTACGGATGTTACTCTTAATACTAGCAATGTTCAAAAGTTAGATAACGCTGTATCTCCTTATATGTTCATGGAGTATGTTATTAAAATTTAAAAATGATTAATGTTAATTACACATCATCTGGAGATAGTACGTTTACTATACCTTTTGCTGTAATAAGCATACGTGCTATTTGTATTGGTGCTGGTGGATCTGGTAATGCTGATAATGATGGTGATGCCTTAGGTGGTGGAGGTGGTGGAGGCGCTTATTGTGCTGGAAATCATTCTGTTATTGCTGGACAACAATGGACAATCAATGTGGGGGCAGGTGGGTCTGCTCCGCCTGATTCCTCTTCCCCTGGCGGTCAGACCCGTATTAGATATGCTCCTACAGGACAAAGCACAGTTGCTGGTGGCGGAATAGGAGGATCTGGCGGTGGCGGAAGTCCCGGTGGAACTTGTGGTGGCACTGTAGATGATAATCGACCAGGAGAAGATGGTGGTAATGAAGATGACTTTTATCAAGGTGGTGGATCTGGTAGTTGTGGCGCTGCTACTGCTCTACGTGCTGGAAGAGGAGGAAATGCTGGAAATTTAAATGGTGACTGTGGATATAGAGAAGTATCATGTGTTCCCGGCGGCGAATCCCGTTTTGCTGGAAATGGTGGTAAAGGAATAGGATTTGGAGGAGGTGGTCAGCCATGTCCTAGTAACGGAGTTGGTGGAACTTATGGTGGAGGCGGAGGTGGAACCGGAACCGGTGCAACAAGTCAAGCAGGAAATGGAGGAACTGGAGGCGCTAGAATACAATATGAGTTTGAAGATCCAGTAATCGGAACTTTTACTGTTGAGGCTCAAAACTCAACAACTGGTGTCCCGTCGTCTGTAAATACATGTAGTTGGACCGGCGTTCAGTTTGCTACTGATCTACGAATAAGAGATGCTGCTTTTGGATCTCCGGGAAATCTACTTGTGGACAATCTCGTCTATGATGGTGTAACTGGCAGTGGGAGTGTAGATCTAGACACTGAATTAACGTCGGTAGCAGGAGTTACTAGTCCTGCTCAAAAAACTTTGTATTTAGTTGCTCGACAAACTCGTCCTGGACAACCCAATGTTGGTACTAGCACTAGTGCCACTGCCAATGTAAGAAATGACAACAATCCTACTAGTGTTGTAAATCAGAATGGTACACAGACAGTAGATGATACTGAACTAAGTGCTTTAGAACCAGACACAGTGTATTCTATACGATATAGACCAACCGGAGTAGATATGAATACTCAGGTTACTGCCGGAACAGATACTGAGGTAAGTTTAAATAACAGCACTTTTGGACCTTCTAGATTAACTACAACAGGTACTAATAACGAGTTTTATGTAAGATTTACATCTCCTGAGTTTAATACATCCAGAACTCCTGGTGGTACTAATAGTAATGGTAAAGTTATTGGACAAACTAATAGCAAAAATATTTCTTTTACTTGTGGAACTGATAATGTTACGGTGACAGTTACAACTAGAGCACCTGTTCTCCAGGAAGATTTTGACTATGAAGGTCAACCACTATCTCCTAACGCTTATCCTGATCCAGACATTGATACCTTAGAACCGGATGTAAATCAACCTTATATTTTTAGTAATACTGTTATCTCGGACGACGCCGAAGTTGGTGTTGAGATTAAAACTGATGATCCGGACACTCAAGTAAGTGTTAATAGCGGAGGATATCAAAACATGAGACAAATAGGAACTCCACCATCATCTTAAAAAAATGACAATAGAACTTATTAATCAAGGTCCTATCACAGATATTACTAACTTCACAAATTACTCCTTTCCGGGTGATATCTGCCTACTTCAAATAAATGATGAAAGTGGTGTGTTCCAAGCAGGAACTACTTACGATATAACTTTTCGACTTGACGGTAGAAGAGGACTTCTTCCTGATAATGCTCCCCCTGGAGCCGATCCAGCACTTGGAAATGGTGGATATGGAAGTAGAGTTACCGGAACAGTTCGTATTGAATCTGGCAATTACTTAACTGTTGTAAAGGGTGACTATGACTATGCTGGCGTATTCTATGATAACAATGGTGATGCTGGTCGTATCATAATGATGGCTGGTGGTGGTGGAAGAGAAGGTGTTCCTAGAGATGATCTCTCTTTCCTCGGCACTGGTCATCCACCTAGACCTGGAAATACTCTTGGTGGTAATGCTGGATCTCCAAGTGGAGCAGCTGGTCAAGACTTAAATGGTTCTACAGGTGGAGGAGGCGGAACTACACTCGGATATTTGTCTGGTATTGGTGGAACTGCTGGAGTATCTGGTGGTGATCTTGCAAATGTTCCTGCTCAACCTGGAGGATTATGGGATCCTAATGGAAATGTAGGAACATTTGGGGAAACATTTACATCAGGTAACACAAATATTACAATACCTGCTTCGGTTGATCAGATAAACTACGTCATACATGGCGGTAAAGGTGGTTCTGGTGGTGATTCTTTTCTACTAATAGGTTCACCTCCAACTTTCAATAACAATCCTGGTGGAGAAGGGGGACGAGGACAGAAAATATCTGGTAGTATCACCGGAGTTGCTGGTCTAACATTAGATATTATCTCTGGCAATAATGGTGGCAATGGTCAAACTGGAGCTGGTACTGTTGTAGGTGGATTTGGCGCTGTTGGAGCTAATTCTGGTGGTACGGGTGGTCTAGCAATCGGCAGTGAAACTTGGGGAACTTCTGGTGGTGGAGGTGGCGGAGGTGGAGCCGCCGCTATAGCATTTAACGGTGATATTGTTGTTGCTGCTGGCGGTGGTGGTGGTGGTCCAGGCGCTGCCGCTAATGTTACTGCAACCAATTTCATAGCTGGAGACAATCCTGGAACAACTAGCATTATCCTTTCTGATTTAGGTGGTGTAGTGCCTAGTGTAGGTGGCACTGCCGCATCTGGCGGTAATGGATTTAATGCTAATGGTGGATCCGGTGGTGGAGGTGGAGGTTTCAATAGCGGTCTTGGTGGTATTGACTCTGCTGCTGGTAATCATATCTGTGGATACCCCGGCAGTGGAGGAGATGGATATTACAACCCAAACTATCATACTATTGCTCCGGCTATATTAGAAGAGTCAGATTCTGATACTGGATATATAACAATCAACTACAACATTCCTGGTGCTGGTGGCGGTGCTGGTGGTGATGGTGTTGATGGAACTGGTGGCGATGGTGGACAAGGTTACTACGGCGGCGGCGGTGGCGGCGGTGGATGGGACACTGACTTTGATTTTGGCGGATACTTTGGTGGAGGTGGAGGTGGTGGATCTTCATATGCCGGTGGACTCCCAGACCCTGCTGTAAATCCTCTTCAGATTTATTCACCAGTAGAAATCCCTGTATTAAATGCTAGTTTTGCCACTAACTTTAGTATTTCGGAATCTTCGGGTGCTACCTTTGTTAGTGCTGAAATAGCTATTGTTGCTATACCTCCAACTATCGATGTATTTTCTGCCTCTCCTAATCCTATAACAAGTTCCAATGGTGTTCCTTCTTCTAGTACCATAATTAGTTGGTCATATACTAGTGAAGATGGTAGTGGTAACTCTGTTGCTACAACATTTACAATACAAAGTGGCGTTACTTCTTATTCTGTTTCTGGAAGTAGTGGTACGTTAGTTGTCAACGATGTAGGGCAATCCGAAGCAGGAGTTACTTCTCCTCGGACAAGAGATTACACAATGACTGTTACTAATGCTGCCGGAACAGCATCACAAACTATAACAGTAAGTGCTCTTAATGATAATACCCCCACTAGTATTACTCCAGGGACAACAGCATCTCCTGGTACACTTAATATAACATCATTAGAACCTAATGTGGTATATTATACTCGGGTAGATTTTACAGGAGTTGATATGAATACATTTGCTAATGGTAGTGCTGGGGTGAGAGTATCAGCAGATGCTATAACATGGGATACTAATGTTCTAATTCCCACAACACAAAGTTTTTTCTATGTAGAATATACTTCGCCACCATTTAATTCTGATAGAACTCCTAGTGGTCAAAACCAAGCAGGACAAACTTTAGGTCAGACTAATACACAAACAATTAACTTTTCTTTTGGTACACAATCTTCATCATTTAATGTAACTACTAGAGCACCAATCCTTGAAGAAACTTTTAACTTTGATGGATTGCCTTTATCACCAGATGCTTATCCTAATCCAGATATTGATACGACATTTAATCCTAGCGATGCCTATATTATTACCAATACAGCAAATATGAATGACATTGAAGTTTCTTCTGAAATAAAAACAGATAATCCTGATGTTCAAGTCTCAATAAATACTGGTGGGTTCCAAGACATGAGAGAGATAGGTACTCCATAAATGATTAACGTCAATTATAACTCACCAGGAAATTATAATTTTAATGTTCCCTTTGGCGTAATTAGTATGAGGGGTGTTGTCATTGGTGGAGGTGGAGGTGGATATCGTGATGATGATAATGACCGTCAAGGAGGCGGAGGCGGCGGTGGCGGATGGGTTTCCGCCGGACCCGCAAGACCTGTATCAAATGGTCAAAATATAAGCATTAGAGTTGGTAGCGGTGGAAGTATTAATAACAGCGGGGGTAGTAGTTTCATTTCTGGATGGAGCGGACTTACTATTCAAGCTAATGGTGGAGGTAGAGGAACAGATGATAATGGTGGAGGTGGAGGTGGCGGAGGCCAGTTTGGTCCCGGTGATAGTGTAAGACCTGGAAGATCTGGTGGTGATGATGATGGAAACCCTGATGGAGTCGGTGGCGGTGCTGGGGGATGCCCTAGAGGAAATAGTGACAATCAAGGAGGGCAGGGAATAGGATATGGTGGTGCCTGTCAAGGACCTGCTGGTACTAATGGAGGAACGATGGGTGGTGGAGGTGCTGGTAATAAAATCGAGATCTCTTTCGGACCTGGCGGATTCACGCAAACAGAAGCCCCAGCAGGATCAGGGGCTCGAGGTGGCGCTAGACTAATCTATAATTTTACTCCACCAAGTATTTCTTTCTTTACATCGACAACTCAGACATCTGCAAATGGCAATCCAAGCAGTAATGTAACTTTCCAATGGGGTGTCACTCTTGCTAATGCTGTCCGTATTAGAGCAAATAGTTCTAGTGGTCCTATTGTTGCCACTGGATTGGGTACAGCAGCAACTGGTAATACCACTACTATTAATACAGGATTAAATTCAACTGCAGGATCTAATTCTCCGGCAACTAGAACATATGTTTTGGAAGCAAGAAATACTATTGCTAGTCCGACCTTAAGAACATTCAGTTCTACAACAGCCAGAGTATTTAACGATAACAATCCAGGTCCTAAAACTTTAGGAAATGGTATACCAATCGGAACCAGCAGCGGTGGAACTAAAACTGCTAGTGGAAATACTATTCTAAACGCAGAAGACGATCAAGATTACTATTCTAGGGTTGATTGGGGAAATACAACTGATATGCCTTGTAGATGTAATTCTGTCTCTGGTGTAGGAACAAGACTCAGTTTAAATGCTAGCAGTTGGACTACAAATCAAATTTTGGTTCCCACTACACAGAAATTTATTTTTGTGAGATATACATCTGCCCCGTTCAATCAATCAAGAACTCCCGGTGGTACTTCTGGTGGATTTGTTGTTGGTCAAACAACTACTCGTTCTTACTCGATAAGTATTGGGACGGATAGTTATACTTTTAATTGTACAACTAGAGCACCACGTTTAGAAGAAACATTTGATGCTGAAGGGCAACCATTATCTCCTAACGCTTATCCTAATCCAGATATTGATACTGTTGTTCCTGACTTAAACCAGCAGTATATATTCTCACAGCAAATTAATATCAATGATAGTGAAATACCCGTAGAAATCAAGACAGAAGATCCAGATAGTCAAGTAAGTGTTAATAGTAGTTCTACTTGGCAGAACATGAGACAAATAGGTACACCACCTTCATCCTAAATATCTAAAAACCATGGACAGTACAACATTTATTTCGGCAGTTCAATTTAAATATCCGCGTATTAGTGATCCATATGTGGAGGTGGTATATACAACTGAACAATATAATTTTGATTCTAACTCGGAAACTCCTTTTCAGGTAAAGACATCAACTAAAAGAAAAGAAAACTATAATCAAGGAGACGATATTTCTTCTTTACCTGATAACATTCAAACATTGATTAATACATTTTTTAGTACACTATGAAAGAATTTAAGAAGAATAAAATTAACCAGTCTGGTATTCATCCAGAAAAATCGGATTTTTATAAATCCGGAAGAATTAGTTTAAACAATATCGACGAGCAATCGGAAATAAAAGCATCTATTCCTCTTCAAGTGAGAGTAAATGGAGGTCCGTGGGTAGATATTAAAGCACTAGACGAGCAGAATCAAGCCTAAATAGTAGGACTAGTAATGGAATTTTCGTAGCAACATGCCATTTCTTCCAGCAGGCTCTACTGGGGTTATTGTTAATCCTGGTGATTTTATTGAATTAAGGTATCCAACTCCAGATACTTGGAATACTAATATTACTTTTCAGGTTCAGATTGGGGAAGGAACTGATGATGTCACTGTAGGTACGAAACTTCCTGACGCACAACCAGATTTCTTTTCATTTACTGATCAATTTGGTAGAACAAATCCCACATCTGGTTCATTTATTGGTGTATTTGAAAAGAACACAACATATTATTCTCAAGCAATTCAAGTCTCTGGAATAGAACTTAGAGTTCCTATTCGTATTGCTGTATCTGCTAGTGGTCCTAAAGGAGTATATCCAAACTCAGCAGAAGCAGCATTTAGTATTAACGATGGTCCATATATTAGAGAACAAGATCAATTTATAGCAATTACAGCAAGTACAACTAACGGTAGCAAAACGTTTACTGTTACTTCCGGAAATGTTGGTCAATTAGCAGTAGGAAGATATGTTGATACTCCTAACATTACAGGAGAAATTATTAATATTTCCGGAAACAATGTTACGGTAGTTGAACCAGCATCGGCTAGTGGAAATACATCAGGAAATGTTTATTTTACAGTACAGGCAGGAAATACAGTAAGACTTAGAATTCTTACAGAAGATTGGTATACCACTAATACAAACGTAACACTTACTATTTCTGATGAATATTGGAATGAGACTGGCACTAATGGTGCTGTATCAGACACTTGGAGTATTACTACAAGAGCACAACTTCAGGAAGTAACTTCATTATTTGATGGTGTATTTACTGATTTTATTGACCAAAGAGATTTTGATTTTGGTACTTATAAGACAAGAACATTTCCTATCACAGGTATCGATGATGATACTATTGTCGAAGCAGAATCTACTGGTGATATTGAAATCTCTACCGATGGAGTTAACTGGGTACAAACTATTAATGATTTAACTTTAGGAGATTCTATTACAGCAAGAACTCTTATTGGTTTAGATTATACTACAAAAACTACTGGTGATTTAACTATATTTGCCGTTCCAAATAAAACTTTGCCAGGTGGATTTGACAATAATCCAGCTGGAACATATGGTGCTAATCAAGGCAATGGAAACTTCGAAGTAACTCAAATAGTAGGAACTAGAAATGATGATCAACAAATCTGGACAGAAGTAGATAGATATCCTGATCCCATTACTTTAAGTCCTATTTTTACATTCTCCGATGATGTTGAAATTGATATCAACCAACAAGGAACGGGATATACTAATAACACGATATACACCACTACCAATCTTACCACCCCATCTGCTACTGGCCTCACAATTAGAACTCTCCAAGCTGATCCTGCTTTCGGCATTGCTATTTTAGAAATCGTCGAAAGAGGAACTGGATATCAAGATTTAGATCAGATTAGAATTAATGGTGGTAATAATGATGCTGTTTTTATACTTAATCAATACAGAAAAGTAAGAGTATCTACAACAACTACACTACCTAATGCCGAAGTGGATAGGTTATATTATGTTGATGTTCCTATTAGTGGACTTGGTGTAGAATATCCAGATGGAGCATATAATGATTTAGAAGATCCTCTCGCTGGGGATGATGGTAATCCAACATTACCTATCGACACTAGTGCTGTCGATGGAGAAGATGTAAGAATTGCTGCTGTTGTTAATCAGGGTGGTGCTGAAATAAGAAAAAATGATACTGGTAGTTGGTCAACATCTATATTTGTAGAAAATGGCGATGTATTGAATTTACGATTTAGATCTTCTACTTCTTATGATCAAACTTTAACAAGTTCTATCGTATTCCAAGGTCCTCCAAATGGTGGTCCTTTAGGTAATCCTACTCTTGGTCCGGTATTTAATGTTCCTCCGTATGTTACAGATACAATAACTCTAACAACTAGAGATCCTAGAATTGTTCCAGAAAGATTTAAAAGTGAATTTCAGGTTGTTGAAAATGCTGGTGAATTTGTTGTTTCTCCAATTAATCTTCAAGGATTAGATGCTGCTACTACGTTGAGTCTTGTTAGTGCTACTCCATTTTCAAATGCTGGAGTATCCACTAATGATGTAGTGTATCAAACTGCAGTTACTGTTAACAATGGTACTGCTTATGTTGGTATTGAAGCAGGACCACCAGGAACTGTTGTTGAGATGACGTACAGAATAGGTCTTGGTGCTACATTTGTCACAGAAAAATTTGCTGTTCTTACTCGTAAAGATGAATATACATATGACATAAAAACGGGAGGACAAGACACTACATTATTCTTACCTAACTGGGCAGATGAGGTTGATTTCTATGTCTATGGTGCTGGTGGTGGTGATGGTGGTGATGATCAACCAAACAGTATTGGCGGTAGAGGAGCTCCTGGAAACTGGGTCTCTGGAACTCTTTCTTCCCCTGCTGCATTCTGGGAAGATCCTGATAATAGAAGAGTACAAATTATTGTTGGCACAGCAGGAGAAGATGGTGATAGTTTTGCCAATGGTGCTGCTGGAGGAGCTGGTGGCGTTGGTTTTGCTACAGGTGGTAATGGCGGGTCTGGTGCTGTTAATGAATTCTCCGGTGGTGGAGGAGGAGGTGGCGGTGCTTCTGGTGTCAACCAACTAGTTGGAGATATTTTCAGTTCTGCTGTTCTTCAAACTCTTGTAGTTGCTGGAGGCGGTGGTGGTGGCGGTGGTGCCGGTGGTGATACCACAATTCCAGAACCATCACAAAATGGAAACCAAAACTTAGGTGGTGGAGCACTTGAACCTATTGGTACTATTATTTCTGTAGGTGATGATGGAGAAGACAACCCCACTAAAGGTGGTGGCGGTGGAGGTGCCGGTGGTGGATGGGGTACTGGCGGTACTACTACCACTGATAAGTTTGATGAGTTTGGTGGTCGTATTGGATCTATTGTTTCTCCTTCCGAGTCTGAAGATCTTGACGCTACAGGTGGTACTGGTGGTGGATGGTATTATGATCCTGCTGTATTCACCAATATTACATCTCCTTTAACAAATTCTGAAAATGGATTTGGTCCTGGAGAAGATGGTCTTGTAATTGTTGCCTGGCCTCCTCAAGATACAATACCTGATCCTTTTAGTTTTACTCCTGCTGGACCTGTAGATCCAGATACCGAGGTAGAATCTGAAATTGTTCAAATCACAGGTATTACAGGAACTGTATCATTTGATGTAATTACAAATGGTCAAAGTGCTGCTATTAGAACAGCACCAGACATAGCAACACTACTAACTACTCCATGGGGTATTGGTGCTGCTGTAAGAAATAATTATTACATTCAACTTAGAATTAATACTGGATTCTTGTATAACATTGGATATTCTGTAACTGTAACTCCTGGTGATGGTTCTGAAGTTGTATGGGTTGTAACAACTGGAGATCCTCCAGATACAAGTCCTTCTTCTTTTAGTTTCCAAGATCTATTTTTACAACCAATCAATACTTTGGTTGAATCTAATCAAGTAACTATTGGTGGTATTAACCAAGTAGTTGACGTTACCGCTACTAATGGTGCTGAACTACGAGTAGGAATAGAAGATCCTGGTAATCCTGGAACATATATTTTTGGAGCATGGAGAACTTCGGATCCTAGTGATCCTTCTCCAGCTACTATCGAAAACGGACAAAGATTACAACTAAGATTAACATCATCTCCAAACTTTGTAAGTACAGTTAGCACTGGTGTAGTTGTTGGTAGTAGTAATCTAGTTACGTGGAGTGTTACAACACAAGCAGAGCCAGACTTAGAACCTGATACTTTAGCATTCGTTCCATTAATTAATCAGGATCCTGCTGTTGAAGTCTTTAGTAATTTACAAGTAATTCAGGATATTAGTGAGGATATTACTGTTTCTATTGCTCCTGATCCTACAACTGGAGCACAGGCATTTTTAGAAGTCAATGGTGTTCAATTAGGTGTAAGTAGTGCCGTAGTATCTGAGTTTGATGTTATTAGATTATATTACACTACATCTCTTATTCCTGGTGAACAAGTTGTATTCCAAGTTACTGCTGGTGTTAATCTTCCTGTTCCTTGGAGTGTTACAAACTCTGGTAACTTCGGCACAACTCCTGACAACTTTACATTTGGTGTTGATTCAACTGCAATTCCTAGTCAGTTAGTAGAGAGCACTGCTATTGTGGTACTTGCTGGTATTACAAATCCCGGTGGTGTTCCTCTCTTTACAGATGAAGGTAGTGGTATTGAACTAGAAGTTGTTCCTCCTGGTGGTAGTTTTACAGGAAACTATACTACTTATGCTGGTGTTGGCAGTGCTATACAAGTTATTAATGGAACTTTAATTAGAGCAAGACTTTTATCTCCATTATTCCCTGGATTCCAGAGAGTAGGTACAGTTTTTATTGGTGATGGCGAAGGAACATTTACTGTATTCCTCGAAACTCCACCACAAGAACCTATTCTTGGACAGTGGTATAGTTCTTTGAATGTTATTCTTAGAAATCTACTTCCTGGACCAGTTATAGAAGAGACTAAGTATGCCACTAAATTTGATGGATTACCTATTGGTACAATGATGCCAGTATTTAAAGATAGTGTAGATCCGGGAGTTACGGGATTTGGTGAACTCGATGGATCAATCGTATCTAGATTCCCTGGATTTATTTACTGTGATGGTCAATCTTTAGATCCATTAGAATATCCTGCTCTATTTGATGTTCTTGGATATACATATGGGCAATTTGTTGGAACTCCACCTAGATTCCGATTACCTGATCTTAGAAATAAGAAAGTAGTTGGTACTGGTCCTGTTGATGGAAACAGACAGTCTTCCGCTATTCTATCTCCTAATTTTGGACCAGCAAAGAATACAGCAAATAGATCAGCATTTGTTCCTGGATCTCATGGTGGATTGTGGTTCATTGATACTATTGCTTCTCCATCAGCTCAGGATATTCCACAGGTAGAACAACCACCTACAGGACAAGAACCTATTGATTCTCAGTTCTTTGACATTGGTAGTATTAGAACTAGTGGATACGTTGATGTTCAATCTACTATTGAATTCATCACAACAGGAGAATCTAGAGGAGATATTTCTTTGAAAGAACAGAGATTGTTTGAAATTCCAACTCACGTTCATGAACTTGTTACTGGTATTATTGACCAGGGATTTAAAGGTAGAATTTCATGGGGTGGAAATGGCGGAAGGAGTAATGATCTTCAAACAGTAAATTATAATACAGATGCTCTACCACAACAACCTGAATATAATACATTCATTAACCTTTGGGGATATGCTGTATTCGATGGTATCGAACTTGATGCTGATGATACTATTACAACTACATCTGCGGGTGATTCGTCTTGGGTAAATACAACAGAAGATTGGGAACCATCATTCTGTAGTGGTATTGTTCTGGTTCAAGGTGATGGTCGTGATGGAGAGCATATTACCAATAGTTGGTCTGATGTAAACTATAGACAGACTGGATTGGAAGTTGGTAGCCCTTTTTATAATGAGATTAACAGTTTTATTGATCTAGATACTGCTCCTCCTGGCGGTGTTTCTTCTGGAGATCTTCACAAATGGGTTGCTTCTATTGATGCTGCTGAAAGACAAATTAGTATTAATCAATTCAGACCTGTCAATCGATTAAGTCATAGTCATTATTTAACTAGAGAAAATGTTCAGGGAGATCCCACTAAATTTAGTTATGGTAATGTTTCTGATGGTGGAGTAGTACAGTCTGGTGTACCATCCACTCCTATTATTGAAGCACAATTTAACAGTGGAGATCTAGGAATAGAAGTTCTTCCTGGTAGATTTACTTTAGATCAAAATAAGCAAATTATTCCCACGCCATCTTTCTCACCACAAGAAAAGGTTGGTTTGATTACTCCATACATCTGGACAAGATGGTTGATTAAAGCATACTAAACTAAATAAAAATAAAACAATGACATTCAATCCTGACGATTTTGTTTTTACTGATATTCCTGTACCTGAGGAAAATCCTACTCTCATAGAATATGATGCAGTTCAAAAGTTTATTTTAGTTAGAACTGTCAATCCTGATATTGATGAATTAAAGTATAAAGCATGTCAACTGTCGGAACAGTTAAATACAAACCTATTGGAAAATCTTCCTGATGAGTTTTCAAATAGAAATGATCGTATCGTTCTTTTCTACATCAGAAAAGATGGATCTTATCGACTAGAAAAAGAAAAATTAAAGTATAGTTTTGCTACAAAAACAAGTACATGGATAAAATATACTTATGAAGATCTATCTTTAGAGCAGGCACAAACTCTATTTGAGGCTATTAAAGCAGCAGTATGGACACAAGAAGTAGTCTCGGAAGTTCAGGTAAGAGATCAAATGCTAGAACTTGTTAAAAAGAGACCTTATCTAGATAAAATGCACACCGAAAAGTTGGCAACAAGAGATAAACAACTTAGAGCATGTGATTTCCGAGTTTTACCTGATTATGTAGAAGAATATGAGGGTGAAAAAGATAATTGGTTATTGTTTAGAGATACAATGAGAAATATCATCAAATCTCCGGATATGTTTGATACTGATCTAGATTATCTTGTATATAATGCTGATTTTAGATGGCCAATATCTCCTATTGGTTATAACATTCTAGATCCAGAACACGAAACACCATATCTAGAGGGTGATAATCACTGGTCTGTATCTATATCGGATGATATTAATGAACAAAAACTAGAAGATATTAATAGTGATATTAATAATATAGTTAAATCTGCTATTAATGGTGAGATACCTGAAGGATTTGGTGGAAAACCAGATTATCAACGAATGGTAGCATTGGTGAATAGATATAAATTAATGGAAAGTTTAGACGTAGAATCATTAAATTTACAATCTGAGGGATGATAATGGATATTAAAACAGAAACATTTTTACAATACATCGAGTCAACCACAACAGCGATGGATTCTTGTGTTATGGTGATAAGGACTGTCGGACCTGATGCTTGTACTGATTCTGAAAAGATTAATACAATCTATTCAGCATACAAAAATAATATGGATGAAGAAAATACAGAAGTATTTCCTACATTTTTAGCAAATGAGTGGACATTTCTTACATTTAACACAGAAGAACAAGCAAGAGAGTTTGCTAGAGATAATCTACCATTGAATATGACAGATGACCCGGATTACTTTGTTCAAGCATGGGTATTTGCTTCCGGTGGTTTATCTTGGTCGAATGATAACCTCACTAAACTATCACATAGAGTAGCCGGTTAGGAAACTGTCACATGGTCTAGACTGGTGCCCTGATCTGATGTATACTATATTCATCAGCACAGGAGACACACTTGACCATCACCCTTCGCCCCCATCAACAGGCAGCACTTGACGCTCTCGCCACCTGCTCCCACGGTCAGGTTATCGTACCTACCGGTGGTGGCAAGACTCTGGTGATGATCAAGGACGTTGAGCGTCGTCTGATTGCTGCTGAGACCCCTCAGACCATCGTTGTGGTTGCTCCACGTATCCTTCTGGCAAACCAACTGTGTGATGAGTTCTGGTCTGCTCTCAACGGCACTGTAGATGCTGCTGTGATGCACGTTCACAGTGGTGAGACTTCTTTCAACAGCAGCACCAAAGTTGATGCTATCAAGTGTCACGATGCTGTGTGTACTGCTGCTAACACTCACCAACTGATCTTCACCACCTACAACTCTCTCCGTCGTATTGTTGAGTCTGGCATCAGCATCGACGCTATCTATTACGATGAGGCACACAATGCTGTCCAACGTAACTTCTTTGAGTCTGTGCTTGAAGTTGATGCTAAGTCCTACTATTTCTTCACTGCCACTCCTAAGCACACTCACTCTCCTCACGGTCGTGGCATGAACAATCGTATGGTGTTCGGTCCCGTTATCTGTAACGTTGCTGCTCCTGATCTGGTTTCTGGTGGTTACATTCTCCCTCCCGAGGTTCACTCCTACGAGATCGACATCGAGCGTGTCAAGGGTTCTTTCTCTTACGAGTCTGACTACGACACACTCACCAACCTGATCAACGATGTTGATGCTGATGGTAACAAGATCCTGATCGCTGCTCCTACTAGCAAGATTATGTTCTCCTTGCTGACTAAGACTAAGATCATGGAGTTCTTTACCGAGAAAGGTTACGATGTGCTCCATATTACCAGCAAGTATGGTGCTTATGTGAACAAGACCAAAGTCAACCGTGAAGAGTTCTTCGAGACTTTCAATGCTTGGGGTAAAGATCCTAACCGTAAGTTTGTGATCTTCCACTACAGCATTCTGTCTGAGGGTATCAACGTCCACGGTCTTACTCACACTGTCTTCCTCCGTCAACTGGACGTGATCCAGATGGCACAGACTGTAGGACGTGTGATCCGTCTCCACAAGGATGACGCAGACGCCCTGGCATGTGGTACAATTAAACCCGGTGAGTTCCACCTCTACCGTAAACCGTCTGGTAAGGTGATCGTGCCCGTGTTCAAGAACTACGGTGCTCCTACGATCAAGCGACTCCAGAATCTCGTCAACACTATCTTCGTCAAAGGTCTCCCCGCCGTTTCTGTTACTGTCTGATGCCAACTAACAACCGTCCTACCGTGAACCAGCAACTTACTTGGGAAGAAGCAACCAACCTTGTTAAGAACAAGTCTGTGATTGCTTCTGAAGATCCTCATATTATTCGACAGGCAATTCCTGGTTGGAACTCTTCAGTTCCAGAGCATCTTACTTATCGTACTTTTTGTGAGAACTACGATGCTCTGCCATCAGCAACTAAAGCAATGATCAGAAAGTCTGGTCAGCAATCACAAACTGGTTGGTATTGTCCTTTTGAAGGATTGACCAAGAATCCTACAGATGGTCGTGGTAAGGCTATTTACAAGTTGTACCATTGCCAAAGAGGAAAATGTGCTTATACTCATGTAGAATGTGATATTCTTGACATGCAAATTGAGCATGTTGTTCCTGGTGGTGGTGATGACCCATATAATTGGTTGCTTGTTAAGTCAAATGTTAATATGAATCGTAAGCGTACTAATCTCACCAAGTGGGTAGCAAAGTGGGAGAAGAAAGTTGCTAAAGGTAAGGCGTATTTTGAAGCAGAGTATGCTAAGAAAGAACTGAAGAACAGTGCTAATCGCCTTGTTAAGGAGAGAATCCTTAACATGACAGAAGATGAGCTTAGAGAGTTCACACCATCTAAAGCAAAAGAGTGGGAGTATGTTCATCGTGCTGTTGGTATGTCATCACTTGGTTCTCATCGTCTGCTGAAGAATGGTGAGGTCCGTGCTGGTGGTAGTCAAGGCAATTACAAGGAAGTTCTCAACACTATTGCTCTAGAGTATCTCCATGGTGATAAAGAACTGGCAGGACAGATGTATAGAACTGCTAAGGCAGCATGTACTCAGTATCTCAAAGGTAAGATCCAGAACGATACATATGTAGATATTCTGGCAGACACGATTGAGTTGTCAAAACACCAGTGGGTGAAGTATAATAGGCAGAAGTTCACCAAGAAAGTCCTCCGGAACACTTACAAATGGCCAAACGTAAAGTAACAAATCATTCACTCTACCGCTATGCTGGTGGTAAGAATCGAATGAAGAAAGACCTGATTGATATTATCAGGCAAGTGAGCGGTGGCACCAGTTATGTGGTGTCTCCGTTCTTTGGTGGTGGCAGCACTGAAATGTTGATGGCATCCCAGGGCATCAAGGTTCAAGCGTATGATGTGTTTCGACCCTTGGCGGACTTCTGGGAGATCGTCACCAGTGAGGGCGGCGAGCGCCTGGCAGACGCTGCTGAGAAGCATTTCCCACTAACTGATAGCGATCACTACAAATCCTTCCTCCCAATGCTAGATAGCGAGGACAAGTTCGTCCGAGCACTAGGATTTTACATTGCAATCAAGGGTTCGTACTCAGGTAAGATCGGATGTTCTACTGTTCGTAGTAGAGCAGAGTTCAGATTGGTGGGAATTGATAAACTTAGGAATTTTTACAATCCTAACCTGTCGTTCCGCTACGGTTCATGCTTCGACACGCTCCCGCTTCACCGAAATAACTTCTTATACCTGGACCCACCATATTATGAAACGGTGAGTCACTACTACGGCAAGGATGGTGAACTACATAAATCCTTTGACCATGAAGCACTGGCGGAGATGTTAAAGGATCACAAGGGTGGATTCGTTATGTCATATGACAATAGTGAATCTGTCCGTAAACTGTATGAGGGATGGACTGAGTTTAAATATCTCACCTTCCCTTATCAAATGTCAGGTACTAAACGCTATGAGAAAACAGAACTTGTAGTGTGTATGAAACCTGATGTATCTGTTAAACTAGCAAACGCTTCACTCAATCAATATCTTATTGGAGGTATACTATGACCACAAGACAACATGTAGTAAAATCTGGTGACACATGGGAGTGGGAAGAAACTCCCGAAGTTACTGAAGCAGTAGCACGACTCCACGAAACTATTCGACGACTGGAGAAAGAATGTCCTGATTATGGTGTGGGTAAGTAATGGGAATGTATGACGAGTTGAATTGCTTCGAAGAAGCATTGAAACATTTTGGTACAAGGGTTGAAGTTTATGTTGCTATGGAAATGGCAGGTAAACTTAGTGCTGAGGAAACATATCAACGAATCAAGGAGGAGATGAAAGAGGTTAAGAAATGCCGAAAATTCCTGAAGAATCAACAAGAATCTGATAGTATGTGATTAAATAGTAGAAATGGAGATCTACCATGAACGAGACATATTATTTGTCGATGGTATCAATAGCAGCAGTATTACTTGCTCTCATTGTTATCGATCCTAATGTTGGTTTATGGGTTGATCTCCAGATTCAACGTCTCTCTGTTGACATCAGACGCTGGTGGTTCATGGCAACTATGTGGCCACGCTTACAACTTGATCGCTGGCGTCTACAGAGAGAACTAATCAAAATACGAGAAAAATATAATATCTCGGAGGATAACAATGGGGATGTTTGATACTATCATATCATCATATGATTTCGGACCATCATTTAATGTATGCCAAACTAAATCACTACACAATGTAATGTCAACTTACTGGATTGATCCAGCAGGTAAAATGTTTGAGATAGATTATAGTGGTACACAAGACTTTGAGTATGAGCCAGACAATGATACAGCATTGTTGAAGGGTATCAAGTGGGTCTCAAATGGAACACATGGGAAGGTTCGCCCGTTCCCGTTTTATGGTATGATTGAGATCTACCCGGACAAGTGGGACGCTCACTGGTCTCCCTTTCCGAGGTTGACGCTCTACATGGAGCATGGTACACTTACAGAGTACAGGAACACAACACCCGATGACCTACGTCTATGAATCTCCTGACCACGGCAAGACTATCTACCGTAGAAAAGTAGGTGAGGTTGCACGTGAGCGTATTGGTGATGACTTCCCCATTGATGAACTCTTTATGGCATGTGTGGAGGAAGAAGCAGCAAAGTTTGAGGTAACAGTTGATTACTATATGAACGAGTTCCTCTAAATATTTTATACAACGTTTTTACTACCATGGATAGTATCGAACAACATATCGAACAGGATAAGAAAATCCTCGACGATTCCACAATTTCCCCTCAACAACGTCGTCACATTGAGAGTGAACTTCACGATCTAGAGATTTATCATGAGCACAACCCTGATGACCACCACGATCCCACCGCTCTCGAAATCCACTGTGACCTCAACCCAGAAGCCCCAGAGTGTCTCATCTACGAAGACTAGGGAATGGGTTGAATATCAGGGTGATCGGGGTTTCATCAACTTTCGGTGTGACCAGTGTGTTACAATATGTGTGAGGGAGTTCCCCGAACACCCTGCTCGTAATGTAAATGTTGTAGTGTATCACTATGATTTTGACAAAATTATCTATCTTGACTCTAAATGAACGAAACTTTTGATTATTTTGATGACCCTGAGATTCGGGCAGCACTTCTCCGTGAGGCAGAAGAAGCACCTGAATATGAAATGAACGAAGAAGTACCCTTTGACATCCTGAACGAGTTTTGATCATGAAGTACCAGATCCAATGGTTGAAAATGAAGAAGAAAGGTACAGCACAGCAACAAATTACTGTGTTCAACCCTGAAGATGTGTCACACATTGTTAAAAACCTCAAGCAAGATCCTATGATCGTTGCTGATAGTGTAGACTTCTACCCTGTATTTGGAGACTAACATGAAAGAAGTCCCCCTGACTCAAAATGAGATAATGTTCCTCATTGATATGATGATGGGGTGCCCACTTGGACTAACAAAACAGACATCATTAATTAATTCTGTAGATGACGTAAAACTCTATGATCATCTGCTAACATACATCGATGATACGGAGCATTTCCATGATTGATAGAACATTCCTCACAACAATGACACACGAATATAAGGAAGCATTGTCTGATAGTTGTGAGGACTTCCTTAATCATCGTCATATCCCATTGATGAGTCATAGTTACGACAACATTATTATTCAAGCAATCAAAGAAGGTTATCAACTTAGTAAATTTAATTATGATTACTGACCAGGCATCAATCTACCGGGAAAACTGGAAAGAATTTTGTACAGAACATGGAACTTGGGGACCAAATACTAGCAGAAAGCTAGATCCCGAAGAAATTATCTTTAATCTGTATGTATACAGTTGTAGATTGGAAGATCAAATTGAAGATCTTCGGAAGATCGTATTGGAGAACTATGATCACTAGAACTCTAGGATTTATGGCAGGTATTGCCATCATCCTCCTGATTCTCCTCTCCAGGGGAATCACAGTAGCATTATTCTTTCTAAAACTGCTACCACTTTTTGTCCTACTCATTATTGCCCTAGCATTTATCTGGGCAGCTATTTCCAACGACTAATTTTTTATTATGAACCCTATTAAACTTGCCATCGGCGCTGGTGGTGTGCTTCTCGTCGCTATCCTCTGTGCTGGACAGTTTACTACGCTTAAAACTGGCGAGAATGGACTTTACGTTAGTTTTGATGGTAAAGTCAAAGAAAGTATTATTCAACCTGGCATCCACTTTGATGGATTGGGATCAATTAAGACATTCAACACTCGTAAGATTACGGTTGCTGCTAATGATCTTCGTCCTAAGACCAAGGACAACACTATCATGAAAGATATGGATGTGGTGGTGACATATGCCATCAATCCTGGTTCTCTCTATCGTTTCTATACTGACTACGATATGAGTAATCATGATCGTTATAACAATGGTCAGATTCAACTGATGTCCAACTATATTGGTCGTCTGATTGCATCTGCTGTCAACCAATCTGTTGATGAATTCCCTGCTCTTGAGGTGAATAGTAGTCTTGATAAGATCCAAGAGGTGATCAAGACTAATCTTCAAGCACAACTGGGTAAGAATGGTCTTGATGAAGGTATTGAGATCGAGAGTGTTGTTGCTGTGAAAGCAGATCTTCCTGATACTCTGGTTGATAGTGTCAACCGTGTTGTTGCTGCTCAGTCTGATAACAAGGAGCAGAAAGTACGGAATGAAACTAAACTGCTTGCTGTTAAGACTAAGAACGAAGCAATTCTTCTTGATCAACAAACAGCAACTGAAGCAGCACGTTTGAAAGCAGAGGAGAATAAGGCACTGGAGTCATCTATTACTCCTAAGTTCCTTGAATACCAACGTAATCAGATCATGAAAGAAGCATTTGCTAATGGTGATGTGGAGAAAATGATCATTGTGAATGGTTCACCACTTGAGATGCTACCCACAGGCAACATCGGCAAGTGATCTAACATGTGACAGTCAGGGTAGTGTCCACTCTTGTGGTTCACTGCCCTGTTTTCGTGTATTCTATAGAAGTCGTCAAGGGAACACTACATGACCGTCCAAGTCGTCAAGCACTCCTTCTACAAGATCGAGATCGACACCAA